TCTGCCAGCTAAATGGTGTTGTTGGATTACTCATGTTTTCTCCTTATGCAACAATTGTTGCTTCTACCCATGTAAGTGTTGGATTGATTGTGGTCCATTGTTCGGTTAATGGTACATCGTTCCAGCGCATCGCTTGAAGGCTGAAAGCAATTGGTGAAAGTGTCACGCTGAGACTTATTTGATTGTAGGCGGCTCTAAATGTCCACCCCTCGACAAATCCCAAATAAGTTCCGGAATTCATATTCAAAGGTAAATCTGAAAGGGAAACGGGCATTCCCATAAAAATTGAAATCAAATTGTCGCGATCTGAGTCATCAATTTCTGGATTTGTCAGCTCATAAGTTATCGCGTCAAGATTTGGTCGAGGATAAGCTCTAAGTTCCAAATAGAAATCCGCTTGATCCTGAGCATCAGCTGAATTGTGCAAGGTGGTTGAGATGATTTGCGCAAGTTGTCCATAAAGCCCAATTGATGCGTTATCAATGGCGCTTTCTTCCGCTGAAGATGTTGCCCCGTAAAGAACCGTCAATGAATTTCGCACATCGCCAGCGCGTGTTTGAATTCGCATTCCAGATCCAATTGCATGATTTGCTGAAAGATCTACATAACCATTTGCGGCAAGATATTGGCTGCGATGCGTCGAATCTGCATAACTAATTTGTCCAAGAGCATTTTCGTAAATGTAACCCAATCCCGAAGTTGCCAAAGCTGAAACAAGTGAATAAACGTCTGTTCGCGATGATGATCTGGCAGCCAATTCATAATTGCCTGGCTGATCTATTTCTCCGAGTCCAGAATTTTCCGCGTCATTCCATTGAACGCTTGGATCATAAGTTGCCCATGTAAGTGCCTGTGGGACTTCTTGCCATGAATCAAATAAAACTTCTTTTAAGATGTCATAAATCTGATCTCCATCAAATTCTTTTGGCAAGACTCCATCTGTCAATGCTTTGGGCAATCGTGCCAATGCTCCCAAAGCTATGACATTGACCCTTTGTGTATAGCCCACACTTCCAATTTCTGCCACCGAAATCGCTACATCGACCACGGATCCACCAAAGATTGGCACGAATGTCGCTGTCGAATCTTGGAGAGATATTGTCAGCGAATCATTGATTTCAATTGGCACATTAGTTTGATTGAAATTGATTAAATCAAGATTGATATATCCGGCATTGGCTTGTTCATAAATGTTGGTGCGTCCCGAAGTGATTGTGCAATTTGCTAGTGTTGCATCCGTGTAATTAATGCCACCGATGGTCAATTGCCAGACTGGATTCCAAAGTGTCATTTGACGGTCACGAAGTTATTCGCGCCACCCGTTCCCCGGTATGAAGAATTATTAACTGTATCCACGATGACTCTAGCTGCCGCTTCTGGATCTCCAACAATTCCCATGTACACGTTCACGCCGCCTGAGTTAGTTCCAAAGCCTTGACCGCCCGAAGACTTTGATGCACTCATTGCCGCGAGAGATTCAGTAATTGAAAGTCCCGTAAATCCGTTATTCATTGAAATGCTTGACGCACCTGTGGCAGCCTTTGCAGCACTAGATCCAACCGATGATGGAATTGATCCACTAGATGATGGCACTGGAATAGTTGGAAGCGCAGTATTGCCTATTGATCCAGATCCTGAAACTTTGGGAATCGAAACGTCGGGTGCTCCACCCGTTGGAATCAATGGGATGTTTGGAAGAATTGGCACTGAGTTGTATTTGCCAATCAACCAATTGACCAGACTGATTGCACCTTGGATTGCAGCCGTAATTGCGCCAATGATGCCGCCAATAACGTTGATAACTCCGCCAGCAATTTTTCCCACAATTTCCAAAGCTTTGCCCAATACTGTACCAATTACGGGTGCAACATAATCGGCAATCAATTTCCCAAATGCCAAGAATGCGTCCATGTTGTCACCAATAGCATCTTTGACATATCCGAAAGCCTTGACGAGTCCATCCCAAATTGGAAGGAAGATTCTCTCTATAGTCTCGCCTAAATTTGTAACATAAGAAGATAATCCTCCTTGATCGCCAGAGAATGAGTTTGAAAGCTTCTCAACAATTGGGAGAACATATTGCGTAAAGTAACCGACGAGAGTTTGAAGGATTGGGAGAAGTGCATAACCAATCGTTTCCTTGGCTTCATTGAGTGTCTGTATAAGACGATCCATGCGTCCTTGGAAGGTGTTTGCATTCTTTTCTGCTGCTCCACCGAATAGCTCTGTAAGTTTTGCCTGTTGCTCCGTAAATGACATTGTTTTCAATTCGGCAGCTGACAGACCTACGCCAAGTTTTCCAAGAGCTGTTGTGTTGCCGTCAAAAGCCTTTCCGATGCTATTTGCAACGGCTTCAAGTGGCTTTCCCGTTGCCGTGGCGACATCAAGACTAAGTGATAATAAATCTTGCGCCTTTGCAGTCGATCCTGTACTTATCGCCAAACGAGATAGCGCCGGACGCAAGACATCATCTGCAACGCCCGTGGCAAGTTGTAATTTTGTGATTTGTTTTTCGGTCGCCGCAATTTGAGCCTCAGTTGCACCCGTAACATTTGCAAGAGTGCCAGCAAGTTTCGACTGTGAGGCTTCATCCGCAATTGCAGCTTTTACGCCATCAATGCCAATTTTGATTGCATAAGCTCCCGCAGCTACGCCAGCCGCGGCAAATGCCAATCCAGCCTTCTTGCCAAATTCGCCCATCTTGCTTGACGAGTTCTCAACATCTCCGTTAGCGGCTTTGAGCGACTTATTGAGTTGATCAACATCTGCAAGGATGGAGAGTTTCAGCGTTCTTGATTGACTAGCCATTACCACTCCTTCAAGATTTTATCGAAGGAGTCTTCCCATCGGGCAATGATTTCGGGCTGTTCTTTTCGAAGCGTTGGATAAATAAACCAGCCTTTAGATCCGCGACCTTCTCGACCTGACCAGACTGGAAATTGCTTGAATTTATTTGATCCAAATTCATAACCGCCCCAAAGCTGTTGAGTTGTCCCACCGCCTGAAAGTTTTTGACGTGCAAAGCCAAAAGAGATTTCGCCAATTTTTGAAGACTTGCTGACTGTAGATCCTTGTGCGATTCGAAGCGCAACAGCGTTGCTTGCGTTGCCAGCGGCTGCGGTAATTTTAGACTGAACATAAGTTGCGAGATTACTTGTGACAGCTTTTGCCTGCTCCGTCGCACCTTCATCCATTGCTTTAAATGCGCGAGTAATGCCGCGAAGATCGCTTTTGTCGTAAGCAATTGCGACTTCATCCGCCATTTTTTTTCTCCATTATTTCGATTGCAGTGAGTACGTCTTCTGCCGTTTCAAATTCTTTTGGACTCAATCCTGTTGCCAGAGCTAAGTCCCAAAGCGTCCGATTTAGACTTCCGACTGGATAACTTTTGGGCTTTCATCGTCACCGACTTTTATTTCGGAAACGCCTTCACACCAAATCTCAAATGACTTCACAGGCTTGCCGCCGGATTGACGCTTCATCGCGTGATATGCCAAGAAAAGAAGATCATTGATGCCAATCTTGTCTTGCATCTGCGAGACGATATATCCTGTCTTGATTTCCCATTTCGCAAATTCTGGCGGTTGTGCGATGTACGTTTCCTCTGTTCCGCTTTGATATTCGATTGTGATTTGTAGTTTCATGCTCCCGGCTCCCTTATTAAGTGATTGTTAGAATTGGTGTTGTTACGCAAGTGAATGCAAGTGAAACTGTCTGCGCATCTGGTGCAGTGCCGCCAGCTGATGGAAGAATTGGCTGAACATCAAAAGCAAATGATGCGCCTGAATCTGCTCCAAAAATTACTGAAAGACCAGTGTTCGGCGCATTTGTTGCCGCTGTCCAAAGAGCTTCGCAAAGTGATCCAGAGGCTCCCCAATCTGCAAGCATTTCAACGGCGAAAGATCCTTGCGTGTCTGTAGTGAAATACGCTTTGCCATCAAGTGTTTGGTATGTGTTGACAGTTGAATCAACTGTCAAAGTTGCTGATGTGGCTTGGGCATCATAATTAGCCGCAGCGATGCTAAATGTGATGTCTCTGCCCGTGATAACTGTCGTTGGCATTTTTTTTTCTCCTTAGTCGGTGTAATAGGTTGAGACTTGCAAATCAGCTGTCAAGAATTTTCCTGCGCCGACTTCCAAAGGTTGTGGTGAACCAACGTTGCCAACGACATAACCGCCGGGCATTGTTGAAATAATTGAAATCATTAAATCTTCAAGATTGGTCAAAGCGGCCGCGTTGCTTGAATAGCCCACGACTCCGGTGACTTGAAAGTTAATTTTCACTTTTGTTGTGGATCCATTGATCAAAGTGCTTTCCAAATATGGAGAATCTGGCACAAGCACGATTGATGGACTTGTCATTACTTCGGGAATGCCGTTGTACACATTCGCTGCAATGGTTGAAAGGGCTGTTTTCAATGGTGTGCGGATTTCCGCTTCAATAGTCATTGGCACATGCTTTCGACATCCAAAAACGGGCCTAGTAAACCAATTACTCTATTGCTAAGACTTCGGCCTAAGACAAATGGTGATGGTTGAAATTGATCGCTCATAATCTGATTGCCCGGAGCTGTGATGCTCTGGAAAATTTCAACTGCAACAACCAAAATTGCATTCTCAACTGGGGGCGTGTTTGCATAAAGTGAAGCGGCTGATCCACCGGATAACGTCGCCAAAGCGCTTGGAATAAACGGCAATGGGTATGTGCGATCAGCCGCCGCTGTCGCAGCTGTAAAGGTGTAAGGCTCAATACGATCATCGGTGACTGTGTAAGTCGCGCTATAAGCCCCGGCCCCGGTGACAATTACAGATTGACCCGGCACAAAATAATTTGGCCGCATTGTGGTGAAATAAATGACGGAATCACTCACATTGGCAAAAGTCACCGATGATTGGTATTGCGTTAGTAAAGGCAAAATTGTTTGCTCAGCTGAATCAATATATGAATCGAGTTGAGCATCAGAATACAAAGAAACCGAAACGCCAAGAATTTGTCTCAGCTGTGCAGCTGTGGCTATTGAAGGCATTTCGGTTCCTTTCGTACAAGTAACGACCGGGAGCGATCGCTACCGATGATTGATTTTTATTCGGCTCAGGTCTGGTTCCAACATGCGCCAAATGGAATCTTTGGAGCAATTGCTGCATAACCATAGTAAAGAATGTCAATGGTTCCATCGCTGTTGATATTTGTGCGAAGGTTGAATCGAGGTGACTCATACCATGTCCATGCATCTGGATTGACAACAACCATTGAGAAATCTCCGGTTGATGTTGTTGGTCCTGCGTTACCAATTGAACGAGAGACAAAGAGATTGAGACCCGGTGAAACTACCCCGCGCAAAGAATCTCCGCGAACATTTCCTGCCGCATTGGAAGGTTGTGCTGCATTGTATAGAGGTGCTCCATTGTCGTTATAGCCCATGATGTTTGTCCATTGTCCGGGTGAGACGACGATATTGCGAGCAAATCCGAGTGAAGATCCATAAACAGCACCAGCGGCCTGTGATGTGTATCCCAAGAATCCGGTTGCTGTATTTGCATTTACACCAGTTTGCTGACCAGCTCCGGCAATTGTACCAACCGCAAATTCATCAGTAACTTTTGCATAAGCAAATTCAAGATTTGCAAGCAAAGCTGTTAGATATTCTGGACGGCTTCGGTCGATAAGTTCTATTGTGGAAATTGCGCGACCTTTGAATGACTGAACTGGAACGCTGATAAATGTTGCAGAAAGATTTGATTCTGTAATTGCTGCATTTTCTGCAATGTTTGCCACTGTTGGAACGGCTGTAACTTTTGGAATTTCAAAAGTCATGCCTTCACCAACCAACGCTTCACGGCTTAGCGCGTCAATCATTCCGCGATCGGCATTTGCAAGCGCATTTACAACTGTTGTGGATTGTGGTGTTGGAATCATGCCCGGTGCTGTTGATGTGGTGTTATCGGCAGCCTTGACATATTGACGTGAATCTTCATCATGCAAAATTGTTGCCTTCAAATAATGTTCAAGATATGAAACTTTATTGACGATTGGTGATCGTGGTGCTGTGAAGTAAGCAGGACGCGAAGCCTGTACTGGTTCGACTGTTGGAGCTTCTACCGGTTCAACGGCAGGAGCGGCTTGTTCGGTAGTGTTTTCCACTTTGTCTCCTTCATTTGGGTTTGTTTTATCTGATACTTCTGGAGTTTCAGAATCTTCTGATGCTGCGACTTCCGAAACGCGGGCTGATCGCACGGCGGGTTCGGTCACAAGTGCCACGCCTTTAAGCTGGCCATTGATTACTTTCATTGTTCCATCTTTTTGCATTTCGTAATTATCGACGGCCAATTCAATTGAGAATCCGTCGCGCAGACCTTCCATTGCCTCGACAAGTGCATCAGTTCCGGCCGTAGTATTAGCGATTTTAAATGTTGCTGTCATTTCTTTGTCATTGACACTCATCGCAATGCTTTTGCCAATTCTGCGAGTGATGTCATGTTCTAAATTTAAGAAAACATCGTCAGGCGTAATTGATCCCCGGGCAAAAATGACTTTGCCCGTTGATGCATTTGCTTGTTCGTTGAATGCAACAATGCGGCCAGTGATTGTCCGTGAATCCGAATCGGCTGCCGTGATTTGCATTGGTGTTGTTAGCTTCATGAGATCATCTCTTCCATTTGTCGAATTTCATCGGTAGTAATTGCTCCAATGTCGGATAGGATTTTGTAAATCTCTGCACGTTCTTTTTCTGATCCGCGCAAATAGGCTTTAAGATCAAATTCCACGCGCTGAGTCGATGGCGTGAAATCTGGCATTGATAAACGACTGGAAATGCTGTTCATCAGTGGGAGCAGCGAAAAATCCAAAAGGGTTTGACGCGCCGTTGAGGCATTGGCATATGTCATGGATGATCCTGTAGGCGCGTCAATAAAATACGCCGGAATACCCACGGCTCTGGCTAATTCTGTTGCAATGATTTCGCGTGCAGCATTGAGACCAATTTGCTCTGGCGTAAATCCAACCGTTGTTAATTCTACATCTGCATTAAGAAAAGCGGTTCCGCGATTGCGTCGCGCTGCACCCCAGGCATCAAGCAATTTTGCAATTCGATCTGCGGGCAATGCTGTTCCATTGGATTTCAAAACCATTGACGGAACGGGTTCGCGTGCATACATTGCCGCAGCTCTTTCAAGCTCTGCACCAGCGCGAATTGTGCGACCAGCGCGATTTAATAATCCTTCATCGTTTCCGTAGAAAACAATTAGCGATCCAACGCCAGAATCCGGAACGCGTGATCCATCGACTGTGTAATACTCAATTTGAGTGCCAATAGAATTTAGAAAAACACCAACGCGATTTGGCGCGACGCGCCACATCTGTCGCACTCTTCCGGTGTCTGCAAACAAATCCATAATTTGAAAATAAGAAAATCCTGTGAACAATAAATCCTCGGCCGCCCAACACCATGACGCGGCTCCGGGCACGCGCTTGTCTGGATCATTAATGACGACTGGCTGATCAACTGTCATGCCAGTGGCTTTTTCGCGTGTGATCATGGGAATTGTGGCAATTGAATTGCAAATCATGTTTCTTGCGCGGGCAATTGCGGGAACGCTCATGGCCTCTTCGCGACTAGCCAAATAATCCGCGCCACCAAATGGAAAAAATGCATCAAGCGTTGGAGCGGGGCCAATTTGTGCAGCTATGTCTGCACCGCGCATTGGCGCGACAGCATTAAGCGTGCTTTTTCTATCAAATAACCCCATGACACAATTTTCTCAAATGTCAAGCATCAACCCACTAAAATATCAATTTCCGTCTCTGGGCGTGTCGCAAAGTGTGTCGCGAGTGCTCCGGCTACAGCTGCGCAGATTGCCGCCTGTGATGCCCTGCGTCCAAATACCCAACCGCCATCGCCGCGCCTTAGTTGTACAGCTGAGAGCATTTGCGTTGTTAGCTCGCTTTGGTTGCGATGTCTAAGCCGTCCAGAATTGATTGCACCCAACAACTCATCGCAGCTTTGCGGGTAATCACCATCCATGTCAAAGATTGGAATTCCAGCGGGTTGGAGCCTTGCAGCTACCGCAGCACTTGTCTTTCGCGAATACAGCAGATACTCAATCGGATATTTGCGACAGTAGGCAGCGGCATCGTTAGCAATAGCACGATCATCTAATTGCTGACTATTTTCCCAAGTGTGGAGAAGCTTCAAGACAAATCTTTCATCGCCCAGCTTTTGAGCACCTACCAAAGCGCAATGGCGTCGATCTGGACTCATATCTAATGCCAGCCACGTCAAGCGGTCATCGTCAAGATCTACAGTCTCATCCGCGCATTGATTCCACTGATCGGCTGTGATGGCGCTGCTAATAGTTTGCACAAATCTGCAAAGCACCTCGGTCATCACTACTTCCGGCGGATCATTGAGAATTGCTCGAAGATTGTCCGGGTGAATTGTTATGTTGAGTGCGGGATTACATGAAGCCGCATTCTCAAATGAAATCTCATCCGTAGGTGCTGACCATTCAAAGAATCCGATGTCATCATCTGCACCCGCAGCTGCCGCAAGTCCACGATCGCGCAACATTTGCAAAACCACCGAATGAGAATCACCCGCATTTGTGAACGCATTGACCGATGGATTCTTTGCTGCCATCAAAGCAAAGCGCAGTGAAGCGAAAGATTCTAGATCGTGCATTTCTCGCAGCTCATCCAGATGTACGGTCGTCGGGGATGCACCGCGAGCTGCTGAGCCGCCAGCCTTAATCAAGAATCGAGATCCGTCATTAGTTTCAATTTCTTCGGCTCCATGTTGCCAGCGAATGCGTTTGATTTGCTTTGCAAGATCATCGTGTTTTTCAATCATCCCAACCAATTGCCGGAATTGTTCCAGCGATGTGACCAATCGGTGAGCTGACGCAATTTGCAACGGCTCATTCCATTCAAAAAGTCCCATGGCGATTCGTGCCAGCATGTAGGTGCTTTTCCCATTTTGGCGGGGGAGCATGGCCACCGAAATTGGATGTTGCCATCTGCCGTCGGGCTTTACTTTGAGTGAGTGCGTCGCAAGCCATTTTTGCCATGGCATAAAGCCCCCATCAATGAAGCGATCAGCGAAATCAATCAATTCCCCGCCTTTGGAAGGTAAATCATTGAGCGGAGAGTGTATGCGTGGAGCTGATGACGGCTCAAAAACCGATTGAAGCCGATTTGAGACAGGTTCAACCGTATCGCCAAGTGTTATGACCTGAAGCGGCCTAGTCATGACTTGTGCTCACGTTTTCGGGTAGATAACTCCCATGGAGAGTGACTTTCTG